ATGATAACAAGTTTGAAAAACAATGCAGACGTTTTACTATAACTACTACAGGTGCTAAGAAATATAAACACCAAGATTTTCTAGAGGGTACTGTTGTGTGGTTACACCCTAGATCTAGAGGAAAACGTAACTGTAAACAAACTCGTGTCACAGCAATGATAGAGAAAATGATTGAGTATGCTTCGCATGAAAAACGACACACAGAACTAGGTCATTTTAGTAAATTCAAAGCTAAAGATTTCTACGATAACGTAGAAGGTTTGACGATTAGCGATTTAAAATACTTTATAGAAACAGGTAGACTCATGAGCAATAAGACCTGTTTAAAGGGGTAGTTTACCCTTAGTCACTATAAGAAAAGTCCGTAGAGACGATCTATGGACTTAGTTTTTTATCCCCAGACCTTAACTTTAGTACCACCCCAATATTCTACGGCATGCCCTTCATCTATAAGCATAGCACAGATATCTTCTCCGTCTATCGTGTGAGGTATACCAAGAATCCTGCCATACTTACCTTTTCCTAAAGACTTGACCTGAAGTTTTTTACCACATAGTTCCATTAATCTTTCTTTTGCCTGTAAACCTAATGCTTTTTCAGCAAGGTTTCTAGTTCTAGATTCTGGGGTATCTATACCAGCTAGACGAACACGTTGTTTAGAAAGTATTACATCAAATCCTAAATCAATATTAACATCTATTGTATCTCCGTCTATGACTCTGTCTAATGTGCAATTGTAATAAAATGGTTCAGCCATATATTTCTCCTTATGTGTAGTATTTTTCTGTTTCCCAACCTGATTGAGAAGAACCAAGATCTACAGTTATATTGCCGTTAGTCTTAACAGAAAGTTTTCCTACCTGTGCTTCTGCTTGATACCCTTGTGGATTAGACGGTGCTCCTAAGTCTACCCAATATTCGCCAGTGTATACTTGTAAGACATCAATTGAAGTATTCCATATAAGTGTGCCTGGATTAAAAAATAATGTATCTCTTTCTGTTGTGTTTATTTGTCGAGTATTATCAGGATCAAACTCTCCTAAATTTATTTCAAGAACACGAACTAATCTGTTGTATGTGTCAGAAGTTATTTCTGAACCTTGTGCTAACGGAAGACGGGAAGTTAAAAGTTTACTCATCTTCTACCATCGTTTCTGATATCTAAACGTGTAGCACCTAGTCGCCAACCTACATCATTGTTAGCATCTGTATCGTCGTCATCAGACTCAAAACGTATAACTGCTTGCCTTGCTCTTGCTCGCATATCTTTTTTCTGTGTTGTGCTTGTAAGTGCGTCAGTACTTTTAGTCGATAGCGTATCTCCTGGATAATCTCTTGTTTTTAAAACAAAATTAACTTGTCCTGATTCGCTGTTACTTAGAAAACGTACATCAGGAATTAACTTACTTATAAAAGCAAACTCGTTTCCATCACCTATGTCTAAATCTGCACTTTCTATGTAAACATTTGTCATAGGACTTCCGTCATCGTTATAACCAAACTCATGCTGATATACATAATTGTTAGCTGTTGCCCTAGGATAATTAACGATTCCTTGATCTAGCCACGCTGTTCTACTTAAATTACCATATGTCCAAACACCATCAGCGTAGTCGTAACAGACATAACGATCTATTTCTGTACTGCTAGAAGAACAGTAAAACCAACCTATTTCATCAAACTGTGCGTTACTGAATGCGAATATTTTATAAATCTGTCCTAGGTTAATATCATCAAACACATAACTATGAACAGAGCAAGGTAGTTTTTGAACGCTACCATTATACACGTAAAAATTATCAGAACTCATCCAAAACACTCCAGGTGCAACATTAATTGCAGCATTTGGCGAAGCTAAACCAGAACCTTTGTTTAAAAGGTTGATCCCGAAACTGTATGGTGGTCCAATAAACTGCATGCTGTATAAAGAGGTATCCGTCCAGATAAGTATTTCTTGTCTTGCTTTTACACTACCTACGATAATACTACCTTCTGATAAACGTAAACTTCCTGCTGTATTAGTTGTTAAAGGTTCAAAATCTAAAGCATTTTCTTGATCGCTAAAAGCTATTAACATAGGATCGACTGAACCACTTCTACTGCTTCCTGATATAGGATCAGCACCTAAAACGATTAAATGTCTGTCTTTTTCAGAGACAAGTACTTGTAAGGCTTTTGTTGGAACTAAATTAGCACCAGAGATATCAGACAAAGCTACTGCTCTGTTGTTTGAACCACTGCTTTCATCCCAATAATACACTCCTCCTGCTCTTGGGTTCATAACAAGATCTTCACCAAAATGATCATGACTCCATAATCTAAGTTGATTTACTTCAGACAAAGCTGAAGTTGATCCCCATGTAGATGCACCCCATGTGCCTGCTCCCCAACCAGTACTAGCTACATATACATCTAAACCTACGTTTATTTGATATGCTCCATCAACTCCTGAACCACCATTACTAGTGTCACTTGAGTTAGCAGTTACAGTTACTCCTGAAGTAGTTACAGCTGTAAAAGTGTATGTGTTAACAGAAGGTACTTGTGTTATTTCATACTCTTGGTTTAAAACTGCTGCTGTTACATTTCCTCCTAAACTAGCTGCTCCTGATATAGTTACAAAATCGCCTACTACTGCTCCATGACTTGAGTCAGTAGCTGTAATCGTTGAAGAACCGTCTGTAGCAGCAAAAGTGATACCATTAGTTGTAGTTGCTCTAATAGGTGTTATGTCTGTATATGTACTACCACCTTCTTCTAAATAATATTTACTTGTTGTACCTAAACCAAGATATTTTGTTCCTTCTAGTTCTACCCAAGCATGCAATGCACGACAAGTGCCTTTAAAAACAGATTCATTATCTTTACGCCAACCACCTATTTTCTGTGGTCTACCTCTGTTAAATCTAATAAGATTACTATCGAACCAACCTCCTTCGCTATCGTAAGAAGTTCCTTCCCTGTCTATTCCAGGTTTTAATACAAATTTAGCTAATGGCATTATACATTCTCCCATTCTTTAGCTTGAAAAAGTAAAGCTTCTGCTTCTCTTCTTCTAACTAACCCATCAAGAACTTTACCCCCAGCTTTGTTCCAGCGTTTTATTTGTGCAGGAACTTCGTCGTATTTACCTTCGTTAAGAAATCGTAACAAAGTTGATTCTTGTAAGTTTGTTGGACCAAGGTTGTAAACCCATGAACATAACGAGTCAAACTCGCATTGGCTAAGAGAAACTTTAACTAAATTTTCGATATATCCTTCGTATTCTGGCATTTCTTCTTGCAGTAGATGTTCCGCTTCGTCTTTGTTTATTTTGTCGCCTTCTTTTACTTCTTTAGTGTGCCCATAACCAATTGTCCACACACCGACACTGTCTTGATAAGCGTCTAACTCACAACCCTCAAATTTTTTAATTAATGCTACACCTTCTTGTGAGATCTTCATAGTTAATCTTGTTTTTGTGAAGCACCAAAATAAAAACTAATTATAGCAGAAGCTAACCCACCTAAATAACCTAGCACTAAATTAATCAAAGCTTCACTGTTTTGTTCTGGTGGTTGCAGAGTCACTAGAAATATGTAACCCATAAAACCACCCACCACGAGTATACCCATAATTCTTGCAGTCCAGTCTTTACCAAATTTTCCTCTTGCATCTTGTATGTCTGCTGTTTCTAAAGCAAACAAATCAACGTCAAGTTCTTTCATCTTAACTTCAAAATCAGTTTCAACTTTTTTTAACTCAGCTAACTGTTCAGGTGTCGCTTGGTCAATAGCTTTTTGTATTTTCTTAGGTTCAGGATCACAACCTAATACTTCAGATATCATATTAGCTGCCATTCCACCCATTGGTCCACCTAAAGCAGTTCCTAGTGTAGGTGCTACAGCACCTATTACATTTTTTATTAAACCAAATTTCATAACGTATATATCTCCAATGATTTACTCTTACCTTTTACTTCTATAGGTTTTAATAAGTTTAGCTTAATTTTACAGTTTTGTTTAGTGCTTTCACCTATAATTAAATCTACACCGACTTGTTTAGTCGCACTTTCAAAACGTGCTGCTGTGTTAACAGCGTCACCTATAGCTGTATAATCAAACCTAGAAGCACTTCCCATGTTACCTATAACTGCATACCCTGTGTTTACACCAACTCCGATCTCTACACCTATATCTGCTTCTTTAATATTTTTCTGTATTTCTATTGCTGTAAGAACAGCTTTATGCTCATGTTCTTCTAGGTCAAGTGGAGCATTAAATATAGCCATCATTGCATCACCAATGTATTTGTCTACCATACCACCATGTTTTTGAACAGCTTCTTGCTGTATTGTAAGAGCTCTATTCATAATTTTAGTTACTTCTTCTGGTTCTAGCCTTTCTGACATAGCTGTAAAACCACGTACATCTGTAAATAAAAACGTGCAGTATCTTTTTTCACCACCTAGCTGTAATAAATCAGGATTTTTCTGTAATTCTTTAACTTGTCTTGGATCAAGATAGTGTTCAAACTGTTTCTTTATCTGTTGTCTTAGTTTGTATTGTTCCCTAAATTTTAGATAAAACGCCAACGTGCCTGTAACAAACTGGGACAGTAAAGACCATGTAACATCTATCAACAAACCTTTTTGAATTAAGTAATACCCTCCTATAGCAGTAGAAAACATCACTAAAGTGGCTATAGTAATACCAAGGCTAACCCCCAATACGTTTAACACTGACCACGTAAGGACTACGGAAATAAGAAAAATAGCCAATTCTGCCGATAATGACCAATCTGGTATGTAAGGACTGTTTTCAATTAGAATACTTTCTGTTAAGGCTGTTTGTATTTTATGTGGCTCTAGTAAGCCAACTGGTGTAGCGATTTGTGGCATAATACCTTTTGCTGTAAAACCAACAAACACAAACTTGTTTTCTACGTTCATTTCTTTTAGATCTGTTTGTGGCGTGTCTACCCAGCTAACCCATTTACGACCAAGAGAATCTACAGAAACAGGGGGTAAACCTTTAACTCTGATTTCTTCTAACCCATTTTGATTTGTCTTAATCACATACGTGTCTGCACCAGCTAGTATTTTAAGCACTTCTGTACCATATGCTGGTGCCCAACCCTCTGGTGTTCGTAACAATAAAGGTAGTCTACGAACAAGATTATCTACATCCACTCTTGCAACAGCTAAACCTTGACTTGCATTTTGTTTTAATATTTCTATATTTTCCACGACACCTTGAGAAGTTATACCACCTACATCTTCACCTAAAATAACTGTGCCTGTTGTTGGTGGATACGAGTCTGTGTTGTTTTCATACATCGCTAACACACTAGGTGCGAAACTTAATGATTCTGTAAACTCAAAATCTCCACCAAATCTATCTGGCTGAGGAAATGCCACAACCCAACCTACACCTGTAGCACCTTTTCGTAAAAGATTTATTTGTATCTGTGCTAGTGTTTGTCTAGATAATGGATAACCACCTTCCTTAGCTATGTCTTCTTCTGTTATGTTAAGTATTGTAAAATACCCTGAAGGTTGTTGTTTAGGCACAAACGCATCAAAAGTTTTTAGTTTTAATATTTCTAAAGGTGTAAACTGTAAGATTAAAGGTACACTAAATAAAACTAACAAAACTGGGAGCAGTAGACGTTTCATTAATTTCCTTGCTTTATAGTAATAGTGTTAGAAGAACCACCATTAACTTTAATTATGTTTTCTACACCATTTTGTGTCAATAATAAAGTATACGAACTTGAACCATCCAAGTCTACTCTAAACGTGTCACCTACACTTCTTCTAAGACTAACAAGCTGTCCTGTAATTATTGTTGTTATCTGACTTACTTTGTCTTGACCTATCTGCGTACCTGTTATTTTTATTCCAGTAGCAACTTGGTTCAATTGATCTTCTTCGTCACCTACAGCTAAAGCATCCAATATATTTAACAAGTCTTCAAGAAAGTTTACATCTAAATAGTTAATATCCAGTTCTGTGAACTCTAAATCAGCAGCATTATCTAAAAAATCTTCTGCTAAAAAATCTACATCTAAATCATTAAAATCTAAATAATCTGCTGTAGTGCCTGTTTGTGATTCTTCTTCTATGTTATCTTTTTCATTAGGTGAGTTTACTATCAACATGTTATCGATAAACTCTAAACTTATATCTAGCGTAACAGGTTTAGAAGGAACTTGATTATAGGTCATGGCTGTTGTGGCTTGGTAAGGTTGGTTTAACACAACTTGACCCATAGCTGTAGCTACAACTATCTCTCCACTAGAGTCTCCGTACTCGTCAGGTAGTAGAATAACTAAAGAAGCACCTGTCTCTGGTGTGGTTGTGATTGTGAAATCTGTACCTCTGACAAATACATCAGCACTAGGAGTACTAATTTTTATATTCTTTTTATTATTAAATTTTCCTGTTACAAATCTTGCTGTACCGCTGGCAAACCTGAGAGCCATTTCAGATTTCTTAGGATTAGGGTCATAAATATATGTATCTATAACTAGTCTACTGTGATCCATAACACGAACAATCGTATCGTCAGCAAATGTAATCGCGACTCGACCAGTTTCTGTTTTGACGTTATCCATTTGCTGGATAGGAAACGATATCTCTGCGCCATAAGGTTTATCCCTTACAACCTGAGCATTACCTTTTAGCTCACTGATATTTCCTATATCAACAGCTTGTGCCTGTGCCTTGGTCGTTTTGAATGACGCAGACAGTAGAAGTGCTAGTACCAGAACTGAGTATTTTAAGCCAGTCATTATCTAATGTTGATGATTGTGTGATGTTAAATGTTCTGTTAGCTCCATCATGATCTAGGTAAAAGTAATTACCTGCATAACCAGTAGCTGTGTGTGTTAAAGCATTATCTGATCCGTCTATGTTGACATAGTTTGTAGCAGCATCTACATTGATCGAAGATATAATTGTATTACTAGAACCATTAATAATCCAATCTAGATCTAATGTGCTTGCTAAAGCAGAAGTGGCTTGATTTAAAGTAAATGTATTACTGTTTCCAGTTACGTCCACATTAACATTTGATGAATCTGCTCCGTAAGTTGCTGTCTTATCGGTGTTCATGTTAAAAGTATTACTGTTGCCATCAAACTCAAAAAACCCTGTGTATGAGTCAGAAACAATATCACCTAGAAATTTGTTTGTATCACCAATTTGATTTATATCCAGCGTGAGTGCTGTGCCTACTAAATTTAAATCAGTCATGGAACCTGCTGCTGCAGTCGCTCCTCCGATAATATTACCTGAACCGAGTTGTTCTAAATCTATATTAGAATTAGATGCTCCTGAACTTTGATCAATGAATATTTCATTGTCTGCTGCATATATAGGTACACAGAACATAAGTATAAATAGATATTTTTTCATTGTATTAACCTCCAATAATCTTTATCTAAACCTTCTTTAATTGTTTCTAACACTGCCGTTTCTATAGCTATCTGTAAAGCTACACTCATTGGCTCGTTTCTAACATTTCCCCCTTCTATTTCTATGAGTTCCGTTCCTTGGCTTATAAATCTAAAAACATCACTGTCTAAAGAAGCAGATAAAACAGTTTTAGTTACTAGCACTTCTGTAAGAACTCTTCCTGTACTTACTGATACAGTTCTCAAGCTAATAGTGATTATATCTTCTCGATACTGTTTAGAAAAGCCTATTCCTAAATTTCTTGCTCCTGCTCCGCCAGAACTTATGTTTGCTTGATAAGACAAAACACCTCCTGTCATAATCATGTCGCCAAACTTTAAAGGCATAAGTTTTTGATCTTCGTCGAACGTTTCTCTAGTCGAACGAATTAATTGTCTTTCTTTACTGACAGATTCGAGTGCGACACGTTCAACGACTTCAAAAAACCCTGAGTGTTTAAGCGCACGTATAAGGTATGCATGTGGAGCCTGTGTAATTGCTGTAGCAAAAGTTGCATATTTAGCATTTGATCTGCGTTGTCCTGTTTGGTCTTTAAAATCATTAGCATATACGGAAATAACTGGTTTCCTAGAAGGCTCTTCAACATCTGCTAATGCAGTGTATAGTTTCTCTATCGAAGCAGGTTGTATGTGCTTGATTGGTAGTAAATTATTTTCTAGCGGATCAATCATTAAAGCACAACTAGAAAGTAAAACCACCGATAGGAACGATAACTTCTGTAGTATTTCCATTTTCATCAGTAATTGTAACTCTAACCTCCTCCTCCGTAATCTCATAATCTATAGTGTTTCCATCAAGTTCCATAGAGCCACTTTTATTAGTATCTTCCCCAAACAATGCAGATTCTACTTGCCGAGCAATATTTGCATAAATCCGTGAAGTGAGATTGCGCATAAACCTAGCTTCTACTGTATTATTCTCTTCTCTTTCTATTTCATCTCTAAGAGCCTGTATTTCTTCTTCTATAGCTTGTTTACGATTTGTTTCTTGATTCTCTATAGTAAGGTAGTGACTAGATGTTCCTTCGCCATTGAAAGAAGGACTCTTAAACTGGTGGACCATTTCATCACTTTGAAGTTGCTGCACGATTACAACCAACAAGACTATTGTTATTCCTAAAATTGAAAAAAGACTATCGTACCTGTTCATTAGTCTTTACGTTGGTCGTCTCTATCTGCTTTAGCTATTTTATCTATATCTATAAGATTAGGAACACCTAGTATTGTTTTGATCATAGTGTCTTGCCTAATAATTTCATTATCAAGAGATCTTATTCTATCTATTAAAGCTACTAGGATTCCATGTTGAGAGTCTAGCTTACCTCCTAGCCTTTCTTCCATTGCTGTTATCTGCACTGCAAGTTTTTCGTCTAGTACATCTAACTTTGTTTCCATACCATCAATGATTCTATTGATAAGTTTCCATATAAAGAAACCTAGACCAAGTGCTGCTGCTATAGGAAAACCAACCTCGTTGATAAAGGTAACTGCTTGTTCCACTAGAGATACCTAGTGGCAATCAAACAAGTTATAACTACTGGGTAAACTCCCCAAAGTAATGCTTCTAACCTTTTAAATTTTGCGGATCCTTCATCTAGTCTTTTTTCAATATACTCAAATCTTATAGCAGACTCTCTTTCGTATACTGTTAGTGGTGTGATTTCATCTGGTTTCATTATTCGTCAGATGAAACTGCTCCTTTTTTAACTTCAACTGTCGTATATGCTTCGTTAACGTCGGGAGTAGATTTATCATCTGCAACAAATTGTCCTTCTTCTGTCCTGGCTCTAACAGTTTTTTCTTCAACACCTTTAACTTTTTGCCACATTTTTTTTAACCAATTCATTACTTTTCTCCTATCTTCTTAGTAA